GTTCTACCCAAGACGCGGAAACAGCAAAAACACGCCGCCCCGTAAACTTGTACATAGTAACTGCCCAGCCTTACATCCGGACATGGCATTTACCAAAGCTTGCCGCCCTGTATAGGGTGACAATAAAAAATTGTCAACTAACCGCAGACCATGCCGCAATAGCCCAGCGTATCGCTGTAGTGGCCTTCTTCTTCCCCATTTTCTTTCCACTCATACTTTGCCCGCCACGCCATGCACTTTGTACCAATGCATGCGCGGCCAGCTTCCAGCCCGTCATAAACAAGAACACGGTTGTTCATGCCCGAACCAACCGACATAGGGCATATTTTCTTGGCGGCTTCTACTTCCGTAATATAATGCGGCGCATTAGACATTGCTTTTTCCCCAATTAGTGGTAATAAAACTTACACAGTTTCAAGGCATTATACGCCAAACAACGGGGAAAATCAAATGCCAACACCTAAACTGTCTGTTGAAATTCTAATTGAAACCCTCAAATTATTAGAAGCACATAACCGCAGACCAAGCATAGCAGCCAAGGCGGGTGGCATATCCCCCAATACATTTAACCATAGAATGAAGATGGCGTTTGAAAAGTTTCCCAACGGATTAGACGATGTAAAAATAGACCGCCCTACTTCCGGATGGACCTACCCCCGCCTCAAAACAATTGAAGCACCAAGTACAAAATGGATCATAGGTTCTGATCTCCACGTCTGGGACGGTGATCCAACCCTCATTTACAAAGCCTTTGTTAAAGTAGCTAAAACCCTTAAAGTCGATGGGATAATTTTAAACGGTGATATCATTGACGGGGCGCGAATCAGCCGCCACCCATCCATCCGGGGTTCCAAAGCCCCCAAGATTGAAAAAGAAATAGACACCGCCAAGAAATGGCTCCGCCTCCTTCCCAATGCCAAATATAAACTGTGGACCCTTGGCAACCACGACGTCCGCATTGACAACTACATCGCCGCCAACGCCTCAGAACTGGACGGCTATATCCTATCCCTGCATGAACATTTTACGGATTGGGATTTCTCTTTTGCATTTGACATCAACGGGACGGAAGTCCGCCACAGGTTCAGGAGCGGAATCCATGCAGGATGGAACAATGCCCTACATGGCGGCATAAATATCATTACGGGCCATACGCACCAGTTACAGGTAACCGCTATGCGAGATAGGCGCGGATCACGGTGGGGCGTGGAGACTGGGATGATGGCGGACCCTACTGGCCCGCAGTTTCAATATTCAGAAGGAACCCCGTCCCGGTCGCAGCAAGGGTTTGCGGTTATTTCGTATGATGAAGACGGGACAATGTTCCCACCGGAACTTTGTGAAATGATAAATGGCCGCCCCGTTTTCAGAGGCGACCACGTATTCTGATTAAGAAAAGGATTACGCCTCTTCTTCTTCGTCCTCTTCGGAATCATCGCCCTCATCAGGGTACTCATATTCTACTTCGATTTCGACCAGCTTATCCAAACCATCCTCGTCCTTAACAATTTTAAGGGCGGGGAGTTCAAATGCGGCGGCCATAAGGTCAAAGTCGTCCGCAACTTCTTGGAAGCTGTTGCCGTATGGGGTGCAACCCTCATCCGACCAAAACTCAATCTCACCATCGTCGTCGTAAAATACTTCACGGATGGTGTACGAATCTTCACTGAAAATTTCACCTTCAGTGGCGGATTCCATAATAACGCGGTAGTTCCAAGACATGTTATCGTTCCCTATGTTGAAAGAATCTGATGATATTGTAAACACTGGGATTTCTCCCAAAGTCCATTCAAGTGTAACGTTAGTCGCAGTCAAACCCATGAAAACCTCCTGTAAGGGGGACGATGCTACACTATACCAGATTCTCATCACTTTGATGACGATATTTTCTTCTTAGGGGAAAATTCTTCGCAAGTGCTGGTTTCAAAAGTTACCGCCGCCCTACGGATATCCCGTACAATATCCCCGGAAGATGGGTTAAAGTGGTCATATAGGCGGTCATTTATAGGGTTCATGCAGTTAAAACCCATGTCTTGGGCATATACCCACTTACAATTAACGCAAATCTTTTCCATTATTTTCCTCCCGGTAAAACTTTTTCCAAAAATTCTTCATAATTTTTTAAAAGATTATTATGCGCCCGCTGAAGGCTTTCATGTTCCCGCTGTAACCTTTCATATTCTTTGGCGGCTCCCATCCAGCTTTCGCGGTAAAAATCCCGGCTTTCTTTGTATTCTTCAGGGTCAAGCCTGTCCAATTGAGATTTTAAATATTCATTTTCAGCGTATAGCTGCAACCCCAACGCCCCCGCTTGATCGCTTTCCCGTAGCCCCGCAATACGTACAGCACGTAAATTGATAACTTCTCTTTTAAGTTCAATAACGGCCCGTGCTAATGATAGGCGGCCAGTTATCCAATACAAAACCCGCCAGAACCAATTGGTTTCACCTTCAACACGTATTGCAACGGACCACGGATCATATTCCCTTGCTTCACGTAATTCTTTTAAATCAACAAGTCTTGGATATTCTTCACGCATGGAAGTAACTTTCTGAAAGCGTTTCAGGGACTTGCATTGTATTCAACTTTTAGTATATATACAAGACAAAGTTGGGGATTTTTTATGCCAAAAACAACCTATGACAACCGTAAAGGAGCCGACGAGCCTAAACGGAAACATAAGATTGATGACACGGAATTGGTCCGTAAGGCTATTATGGGCCTAGCTAAACAAGGTAAAACAATACCTGAGATAGCGGATATCATGGGTGTCAGCGCCTCCCACCTTAAAAGCAAATACGCACATGAGTTGAAATGCGGCAAGGAAATTGCGGATGCTTTGGTGGCGGAAAATATCTACCAGCAAGCGATGAAAGATTCCCCCGCAGCTATGCCAGCCGCCATGTTTATTGCCAAATCCCGTATGGGCTGGCGGGAAAAAGAAGACCCCAAAGACAACCGTCCTAATATTGTGTTTGATTTTGGCAGCCTAACTTATGAGGAGCGGGCGGCTCTGCGGGAAAACCTTTTGCAAAAAGTACAACCGCAACCCCTGACCATTGAAGGTGAAGTATTAGAAGATGACTGATGCTTTCCGGGCGGCCCACCTTGAACACGCCATTAAACAATACCCAGAGGACGCCCTTCGGGAATTGGACAGGCTGGACATGGAAGAGGACATGGTCCAGTTTGTTGAAAACGCTTGGAAGTATATTGACCCTAACCCTTACAAATACGGTTGGCATCTTGAAGCTATAGCTGAACACCTTCAGGCGGTTGCCCGTGGAGAAATCCGCCGACTGGTCATTAACGTTCCTCCCCGTACATCCAAATCATCTATGGTGTCCGTTTGCTTCCCCGCTTGGACATGGGCGCAATCCCAAACTGGACCATTGTCTGGTCCACATGTGCAGTTTCTTTTTGCGTCATACGCCCAATCTTTGTCCATCCGCGACAGCATTAAGACCCGCCGATTGATAGAATCGCCTTTCTACCAGTCCTATTGGGGCCGCCATATGAAGATTACATCGGACCAAAACACCAAGGTCCGGTTTGATAATGACAAAGGCGGCTACCGCCTTGCCACATCGGTCGACGGCGCTTTGACGGGTGAAGGTGGATCTATTATTGTGGTCGATGACCCGCACAACGCCAATGAGGTAGAATCCGATCTGGTCCGCCAAGGTACGTTAGACTGGTGGGACCAATCCATGTCCACCCGTCTCAACGACCCCAAAACGGGTGCATACATTGTAATTATGCAGCGGTTACATGAATCCGACCTTACGGGCCATGTTTTGTCCAAAGACCGGGGTGAATGGACGCATTTGTGCCTTCCAATGCGGTTTGAACCCGACCGCCAATGCATTACGCAATGGTTTGTGGATGACCGCGTAGAGGGTGAATTGCTGGTTCCTGAGCGGTTTGGCGAGGCAGAAGTTGCATCCCTTGAAGCTGCCCTTGGCCCGTTTGCCGCCGCTGGTCAGTTGCAACAACGCCCCCGTCCCAAAGGCGGCGGTATTATTAAACGCGACTGGTGGGTGTTGTGGGATGAAACTGTTTCCGGGCGGGAAGGCATGCCTAAGAATGTATTCCCACCATTTGAATACGTTATTGCTTCCCTTGATACGGCCTATACCACCAAACAGGAAAACGACTATAGCGCCATGACTGTCTGGGGCGTCTGGACCGACCGCCAAGATAACCGCCGCATCATGCTTATCCATGCTTGGCAGGAGCGGTTAGAATTTCCAAAATTGGT